CTTCTTCATTGAAGCAATTCACGCACATTCTTAGGTTATTAGGCTTTATACATTTATTATAGGGCCAAATGGCCCCATATGTAATTTCGATTACTATGATCAACGATTGTAAGAAAATGGAATTGTCTTATTATTTCTTTTTATGTTACCTTTATTTCTCACCACTGAGGTAAGTGGTGCCCGATTTTATCTGGGATATCAACCTTTGAGTAATTATACACTCACCTTCATTTAGGATTCAGTATACCGTTGGACGGGTTATAGTCCGCCCCCCTATGTTGTCAAACTCTTTAATTGGCTTAATCACCGCCAATTGAGAGCTCGTAACCTTTGTCTAAAGATAAACCTGTTTATCTCGTTTTATTTGTAAATGGTATTGTATTGGATATATGCATTAGGTTTTAAGTAACTGGTTGACTACTGTCTTCCGCACGAATCTCTTCCAATTAAGTATAGTACCATGTGACTTTTAGTCACTATTAACTCCGTAAAGAGTATAAACTTCAAAATCACAAATAATCCACAATCCCCATCACCATCACCGTATGCTTTAAATTTATTTCTGGTTCGCCAGAGTAAATCTAACCTCGAATCCCCTTGAAAGGATTTATCTTTACTCTCTCCACACGGGAGTAGAAAGGTCTGGAACACCTATGTTACGTGTGAAGTCATTCTGAAAAATAATGTCTGGGTGATGACAGACAAAAATCTAAGTGTCTTTTAATGGTCCGTAGCACTTTGAATTATAGTGACCCCTAGTAAGACGAAGCGATGTAGCGCGAAATGCATCAACTTGTTTTCACTTTGTAATGATATGGCTTAGCCACTTCTTTTTCATACTTTTGAGCCTTTTCAGGCCGACGAAGCAACGATTTGGAAAGTTAGCTTTGTTTTGTGAAAAGTTTTCATCATTTATTAGGAATGAGATGTTTTCTATCTTGCCCCACTTATGTTTGAATATATGCTTTTATGGAGAGTTAACTTAGACCTCTCAAAACAAAACACCCCCCCCTATCTTTTATAAGGGACAACCCTAGTCGCAACATGGCTAGGACTCTCTTCAACCCCCCCCCTCTATGGAGTCACGAGTACACGATTTAGAGGACCGCGCCGCAGCAAGTCCAGTTGCTGTAGGCGCACAGAAGTTTAGCAATCTCACTGTAGATACGAGCGCTGCTAAAACTGCATGCAATGTTGGGAAGCGCTCTCCCGTTGCGGCTGATTCTCCTGTCAAATACAAGAAAGGAGAACCAGACCGCGTTTTGATGCCTGTTGGTAAGCCCAATCGACAAGTCTTGAAAAACTTTGTTAGAAACTATCGTAAAGGTAGTTTTGAATTACAGGGTATGCCAGACGAGATCAGGGATCAGCTTCATGCTTATTTTTGGTCTAATCGATGGGTCAAATCGTTTGAACACCTTATGAAAGGAGAATCCACCGATGATGACCCCGATCTAATAACTCTTGCCTATGTCAATAAGCTGATTGAGCATTTGTGGTTTTTATGCCACTATTTGTCTACTGCTAAGACGTCGCGAGATATATTGATCGCTCTTGCCAACTTTGCTTCTGCCCGAACCGACAATACCTTGACTGAAATGCTGTTGGAATTTCTTTCAGACATCTTTGAGGAAATTTTTGGTTTTTTCCAAGTCCAAGGACCTGAAGAGCATTTTGAATCATTACGACATTTGTTAGATAATTATGAGGCTGTAAAGCAATCTAAAGTCTATAAAAAGTTGTATCAATTTTTGCTCTATGCTATTGCTAATAACCTCTTTTTTGAGGCTGGATACAAACCTGATAAGGGAATGTTGAAACGCTTATATAAGGAGGCTAAAAAACAAGATTTGCATATGGGTCCTGACTTCGTCCACTGTCTTTTAGATACGATTCACTTTCTAGCTGAGAAGGGGTTTCAAATCTTTAAGACTGGGCGAGCAGATGTTCTTTTCCATGATGAAAGTACTTATGGAAAGTGGATGGACGAGGTGGTTAAGATTAAGATGCAATCTGAATTCCTCTCCGACCCCGAGCCTCATGGTATTGAACCTTCTGCATGGTTCGAAGATTTGGATACTCACATTGAACAGGGTTACTCTATGGTTAAGCATGCGAAAGCTCTCGGTGCGTATGAAGCTCGTTTTCTGTCTAATTATGTGGCAGATTTAGAGTTGATTAAGGCTCGGGAGCTGAGCGTGCGCCATTCTCTTAAAATGAGACCAGCTCCGCTTGGTTTTCTCATTTTTGGTGGATCAAGTGTTGCCAAGTCCACTTTCACTAATGTAATGTATTATACTTTTGCAAAAGTGATGGGCTTGAAATCTGGTGAAGAGTTTAAGTTTACCCGGAACGCACATGATAAGTATTGGGCTAATTTCAAGTCTTACATGCATACTATTGTGTTAGATGATATTGCTGCTTTACATCCTAATTTAGGTACTTTAGATCCTTCACTAGTAGAGGTTTTGCAAATTGGTAATAATGTTCCGTTTAACCCAGTTCAGGCTGCAATTGAAGATAAAGGAAAGACCCCGTGTTTAGCACGACTACTTTTGGCAACAACCAACGTAGAGAAGTTGAATTTGAAGTCTTACTTTTCTTGTCCATATGCTGTAGCTCGCCGATTTCCGATTGTCATTCATTTGACACCTAAACCCGAGCTTTCATCAGATGGTGGAGTAACTGTCGATCCTATGAAGCTGAAAAATGCCCAAACACCTGATAACGAATATCCTGATTTTTGGATAATTAAAGTTAATAAGGTTATACCTGTGGGCAATACAGCCAAAGAGAAGTCTGCTGGGAAGGATCATGGATTTGAGACTATAGCCCGGTTTACATCTATTGTTGATTTCTTGGCTTGGTATATTGCAGAAGTGCGCAAGCATAATGTAATCCAATCCTCCGTTTCTGCAATGAATCGTAATATGGCAGCTATTCAGCTACACTTGAATGAGGATTTGTCTGGCTGTGGTCTCCCTATGCATCAGTGTACCTGTACAGAGTTGCAAGGTCCAATCGAAGAATTTGAGCACATATTGTCAGGCCAATTTTCATATAGCCAAGAGAAAGTTGATGCCTTTATGAGCAAACGACTTGAAATCATCAGAGGATCTGCTCCAGCTGAAGTGGTTCAGGATTTTAGCGACAACAACCGCATATTGATGTTTAAGTTGCTTATCCTGCGCTACTTGTACACCGTCTCGTGGCACATGACTTTTAGAATGCTCCTCTGTATGTGGATGTTTTATTGTTGTGTTTACCATGGATGGGTGTTCTTCAGCATAGGAGCTCCTATTATTGGGTATGCTAGTTGGTTCTTACACTCTCGGTTTCTTTATATCATGGCTTATGAACAGTCAAAGGACCCTAAAGTTAGAAAATTAGCTTTTTCTTTCTTTGGTGCCAAGGTCAGGAATTTTATTGGTAGCCCCAAGTTCTTGCGGAATGTTGCTTTAGTCGTTATGGGAGGCTGGGTCCTTAAAAAGATCTATGATAGGTTGTCCAAATTGCATTCACAGATGCAGGGAGGTAATGATGTATCAAATACTTCATCCCTTTCTGAGAGCATCGGGTCAGACCTAGTAGTAGAAGAAGTGGAGAACCCCAACCCATGGATTAAGGATCAGTTTACTCTAACAGTGCATGATGTTACCCCCGTTACCACTTCCATGTCTTATGATGTAGCAAAGCGGCTCGTGTCAAATAATACTGTTCACGTTCGCATTCGGCATCCTGACACAGTAGATGGAGAACGAGTTACCAAATTGCGCGACACCAAGTGGTTATGTTTGGGTGGGCAGATTTATGTCACTAATTGCCATCATTTGCCCGATATGAAGGGAAAACAGGTTTATGTTGAAGTGATTCAGCACAATGTAGAGGAGGGTGTTACACCCAATCATACTTTGGCAATTACTGAAGCAGATATCCTGCGAATACCCGCTAAGGATTTGGCTTTTGTGTATCTTCGAGGAATCCCCCCAAAGCGCAACATTCATGGTTTACTTGCCCTAGAATCGTTTAATGGCAGGTATAATGGCACGTATATTCAGCGTAAAGTTGATGGTACTGTTGAGTGCATTGATGTCAAGGCTTTGAAGCGAACTGAGGATTATTCTGATGCGAGCTTTTTAGACCATGATATTGAGCCCATGCCTGTATGGTTTGGTGTATGTTCACGACCCACTGTCCGTGGAGATTGTGGAACAGCCTTGCTGATTGAAAGTGGAAGAGGGCCTGTTTTATGTGGCTTGCATTTCTTAGGTCGAGATAGTACGGTTGGTGCTTTGCGCCTTATATATCCGGACTATGAACGTGCTGTGAAGCATTTTTCCGCTTGGGAAGTTCAATCTTCGATTCCTCTTCTGTCTGCAAAGGGTGTTTCAAGAGCACTAGAGAAAACCGTTCATTTTAAGAGTCCTCTTAAATTCATTGATAAGGGCACTGCTATCATTTACGGAACTCTAGCGGGTCATAGGAGCAAAATGCGATCTAGGGTTGCGCGTTCTGTTATTGCCGACGCCATGGAGGCTAGAGGTTATGTTCAGACGCATGGTCCCCCTGTTTTATCTCATTGGAAACCCAAATTTATTGCTCTTTCGGATATGGTGCGTCCCGATGCTAAAATTGATACTGAAGTATTGAAGCAAGCAACTGATGCATTTATACAGGACATTGCAGCAGGGCTGAGTGAGGAACAGTTATCAGAGGTTATAGTGCTTTCAAATTTTCAAGCTTTAAACGGTATTCCTGGAGTGGCTTACGTTGATAAGATGGAAAGAGCAACCTCGATGGGTATGCCCTGGCAGACGACTAAGAAGAAATTCCTGGAAGAAGTTGAGCCGCGTGGCTCATATCAGCATCCTGTCAGATTTGTGCCAGAGATTATGAAGCGGGTAGATTTTATTATCAAGCGCTATCATGACGGAGAAATGTATCACCCTGTTTTTTGTGCCAATCTTAAAGATGAACCTACCAAGTTCTCTAAAATTGAGGCTAAGAAGACTCGGGTTTTTGCTGGAGCTCCGGCGGATTGGTCATTTGTTGTTAGGAAGTTTTTGTTGACGACTGTGAGGTTAATACAGCGCAATCGGACTTTGTTTGAATGCGCTCCTGGATTGAATTCGCATTCTCATGCATGGCACGAATTGTATGAATATCTTACTATTTTCGGTACCGACCGCATAATCGCTGGAGACTTTGCCAACTATGACAAAAGCATGTTCGCTTCAATAATTCTGGAAGCCTTCAGAATTATAGAGTATGTATGTGCCCGAGCCGGATTTGATGAGAATTCATTGAAGGTGGTTCGAGGTATTGCATATGACACTGCTTTTCCAACATATTATTATTTTGGAGATTTAGTTCAGTGCTTTGGTTCCAATCCCTCTGGTCATCCCCTAACCGTGATCATTAATAGTCTTGTCAATAGCATTTTTATGCGATATTGCTATATCTCATTGAATCCTAAGCGTGAAGCCGTTAGCTTTAAGCAATATATAAATTTGATGACTTATGGAGATGATAATATCATGAATGTTAGTCCTGGTTGCACATGGTTTGATCACACTCGATTAGTCGATGCATTCGCATCCATTGGTATTGAATACACAATGGCTGAAAAAGATCGTGCTTCTATTCCATTTGTGAATATATCAGAAGCCACGTTTTTAAAACGCTATTGGAGGTTTGATCCCAATATTGGAGATATGATTTGCCAAATTGAACACGATTCCATTCAAAAGTCTCTTATTACCAACGTTAGTAGTGTGTCAATTTGCAAGGAGGATCAAGCAATTGAAACTGTGCGATCCGCTTTGATTGAATATTTTTTCTACGGTAAGGAGATTTATGAAGAAAAAGTTGAAATGTTCAAATCCGTTTTTGCTGAGTGTAACTTAGAAGCATTTGTCCCTAAGGAATTTTTCCTGTCATGGGATCAGTGTCTTATAAGATACAGGGAATCAAAAGGGTGCCTCTAGGAGGACCTTGTCTTTGGAGAAGACGTTAAACATCTCTAGGCTGGGCGATTAGTCAACCGGCTGCAGGCTTATGGAAACAAGTCTGGAAACCAAAAGATTCCCTTGGTGTGTAGTTACTGCTCTCTATTATTGGATAAATTAGAGAGAGAATGGACACATTAAGTAGACCCACTATGGCGTTCCCAGAAGTTTCTCTTTAGAAATGAGTTGTTGGTCCTCAATTATCCACCCCCCTTTGGCTCAATGGGTCCACGAGCTAGAGGGTATGAAATACCTGACCTTTCAAGATTTTAAAGAATTGTTGCTGCACAAATGCAGATTTGGTGGTTATTCCACACAACCCACCTGTTACGGAGGCCGCGGAAATGATATCTGAGTTGTATCGTCCTTTTGAACTACAAAGCTCGGGTGATGTGATCATAAGAGATCACGAAGCCCAGCATAGCGTAGATCAAGAAGAGATTGTGCAATTTTATGATGAAAACCGTGGACCTTCTTCTGGAGTCCCCGTTGCCTTGCCCCGCGTAGATGATATGTCTATGAATACGGAGCTCGGCAATTTCTTGAAGCGTCCTGTCAAGATCGCAAGTTTTTCTTGGGCTCAGACAGACTCTGTAGGCTATACAACCGCAATTTATCCTTGGACATCGTTCTTTAATAGTTCGTATATTAAGTATAAGCTTAATAATTACTCCTTCATTAGATGTAATTTGAAGGTCAAGGTTATTGTGAATGCGTCGCCTTTTTATTATGGGGCTATGATTTTATCATATGCTCCTCTTCCCACGTACAGTCCGAATAAGTTGTATGATACTTTGAACACTGGATGTGTTACGGCATATTCTCAAAGGCCTCATTTGTGGATTTATCCACAGAATTCTGAGGCTGGTGAGATGACATTGCCGTATATCAACCCAAGAAAGTGGCTCAGAGTTCAAAAAGCTTCGGATTTTACGGATATGGGAAGATTGGATCCTTTGATTATGGTACCCCTTAGAAGTGCCAATGGTGCCACTGGTACTAGTATTACTGTTCAGGTCTATGCTTGGGCAGAAGATGTAGAAGTTAGCGGTTCATCTGCTGGCCTTGCCTTGCAGGGAGGAAAGGATGAATTCGATGAGAAGGGAGTGATTTCAGGTCCTGCTTCAGCTGTCGCCTCAGCTGCTGGTCGTTTGACAGATTTGCCTTATATTGGTAAGTTTGCTACGGCAGCACAAGTTGGTGCTTCAGCGGTTGCCAAAGTGTCTTCAATGTTTGGATACACAAATACGCCTGTTATTGCACCTGTATCTGGAATGCGTCCTGCTGCTTTTCCACATCTGGCTTCTTCAGAAGTGTCATTTCCAGTTGAGCCTCTTGCGCTTGATCCTAAGAATGGAGTGTCGATTAGTCCTAAAATATTGGGCTTACCAGACGACGATCCTCTATCTATTAGTTCTATTGCAAGTCGTGAAGCTGTGTTATGTGCCTTTGATTGGTCTAATACTAGTGCTGTGGATACTATATTATTTTCTACTCCTATTAATCCCGGATATTTTTTCGTGACTAATACCGCTGGTCTTTCTTCAGGATTGAGAGTCTGGCAAACTCCTATGTGCATGTTATCCCAGATATTTAAGCACTGGAGGGGAGATGTTATCTTGCGTTTCCGTGTTGTAGCCTCGCAATACCATAAAGGTAGATTGAGAATAACATGGGATCCAGCAGGATATGCAGGGGCAAACATAATCAATACCGCAGATACTACAACTGTTGCTCAGACTGTTTTGCTTGATATTGGTAAAGATTCGGACGTTTCTGTTCGTATTCCTTATAATCAAGCGTTACCATGGCTTAAAACTCCCCAATCTTTGGGCTCTGCTACTGCTAAGTGGTCGACCTCTGCGTCCCCCACTTTTTCAGGATTAGATGAGTATGAGAATGGTACATTGGTAGCTAGAGTTGCTACAAATTTGACTGCGCCTGCAGCCACCACAACAGTCAGTATCATAGTTTCTGTCATGGCAGCTGACAATTTCGAGGTTGCAAACCCCCTAAGCACTGATAACACTAACGAAACTTACTCTCCCTTTACTATTCAGGGAGGAGAAGATGAGATAGTGGGAGCAGAACCTGAGAAGGTTGAGCTAGGGGCTGTATCCACTCCATTACCTGAGCGCTTTTTGCTCAATTTTGGAGAGAATATTGTTACTTTGCGTTCGCTCTTACAGCGGCAATACTTGCACAGTGCTTATTCTGTGCCAGCAAATACCACGAACAGTTTTTATGTGGCCAATCTTATTATGTCTCCTTTTCCATATTATCCTGGTTATGACACCAGGGGAATAGACAGTGCAAAGGGCATGATTGCAACTACTACTACCTTCGCGTATAATTTTTGCAACATGTTGCCCATGCATTGGATTATCCCTTGCTTTCTAGGATGGAGGGGTTCTATGAATTGGACCTTTAATACTGTTGGTGCTTGTCCGTTATCTGCCGTTAGAGTTTTCCGCAGAGCAGCTTCCACAATTGGGCGATCTACTACAGCGTTAGATCGGGTTAATCCTTCATCAGATTCAAAACAATTAATCTGTAACATTGCTTACGATTCAGGAGTGGGTGGTCAGGCGTTGACGAATCAGTATACACAGGCTGGAATTTCTGTAACTGTGCCTTATTATAACAATAGGCTCTTTTATTCATCTAATCCAGGGAATGTGAATAATGATACGACTACCGGAACACCCATTAATGATGGTATGTATGTTAACAGGCTAAACGTTGAGATGACGATGTCTGGATCTGGGAATACATCTGGTAAAAACACAGTTCTCTACAACTATGTAGGTGTGGGATCTGATTTTAGTCCAGTGTTTTTCCTAAATGTACCTGAAATGTACGCTTGGAGCGGATTGCCAGTAGCGGTATAGGATCCAACACTTTTGCTCAAATGGTACCCAATTGGAGCAAAGGTGTATAAATACAAAATAAAGACCATTCCTTATAGGAATGGGGAAATAAAAATTAAATAGGTTAGTTTTAGGGTTAGGACTTCGGTCTAACGGCAGAATAGAGCCGGTTACCCCAAAAACAATTGCACGTGCACGGTGCGTGTATGGATATTAATATCCAAGATCAAGGACCAGTAGTGTCACTTTTTTCGTTGACTTCATTAAAGTAACGGTTATTTTTGAGTGACATTAGTCCTCATATAATCGTGAAATTTTAAGTTAGACGAACTTGATTAGCCG